ATTGAAAACTTATTTAAGGCGGCTGAAGAAGGTGCGATGCAACAAGCGTTCATGAAGTCTATGGAAAAAGACATTCAGGCGCAAACGGACGCACTTGTAAACGAGGCACGAGCAACAGCGGCGGTTAAAAAGATTCAGCAGGAACTTAGCGAGTGGGAAGAAGAACACGCTGAACAAATTGCTAACCGTGAAGCAATGGGCGATATCTACAGGGATGAAGAATATGAGCGCTTAACGGATTCCCTTGAAGATGCTACTAAGGCGCAGAAGGAAGCGCATGAAGTTGCGGAACAGGCCAAAGAAAGCTATGAACTAACCGCTGAAGCCGCCAAAGAATACGGCCTTTCTCTTGATGATGTAACTAAGTCAACGGATGACGAAGCGGATGCCGCGCAAAAGGCACAGGAAGCAGACCTTGCGCACATACAGGGGCATCAGGGCAAGAGCAAGGCGGCACAGGAAGCGGCACAGTCCGAAGAAGACCTTGCGTTAACTGAAGAAGAAGCGGCAGAACAAGCAAAGCAGGCGGCGCAAGCACAGTATCAGGCCGCGCAACAGATTCAGCAGGCACACCAGCAAGCGGCGGACGCCATCCGGGAAATCTATGATTCTGCAAAGGAAGCCGCACAGAAAGCTTTTGATTTTAATCCGTTTGAAGCATGGACACAGAATGAAGAGAACGGAATAGCGAAGTTTCAAGAATCCCTTAACTCACAGATTGAGGGTTTGACGAATTACTCTAATAACCTCCAGACTGTTTCAGACCATGTCGGGCATGAGATAACGCCTGAGTTTTTAGGTTATCTGCAAGACATGGGGACGGATGGCGCACAGCTCATGCAAGAGCTTGCAAATGCGCTGTCAGAGGGTGACACGTCAAAAGTTGAAGCCCTGATGGATGCTTACGAGCAGGCCATTGATAAAAGGGATGAGATCGCAACCATTATGGCGGCGAACACAACCGCCATGAAGGTCGGCGCAAAAGAGATGGGGTCAACAGAAATCGAGTGGGAGAACCTCGATAAAGCTGTTGAATATCTTGAACAGTTGGGCGGCGAGGCGGACGAAGGAGTCCGGGCGGCATTTGAACAGGCCGTTGAAGCCGCCAAAGAAACCGGCGTCAAGATTCCGGACGGACTCATTGAGGGCATCGAAAACGGCTCCGAAGACCCGACTGCGGCACTCGCACAGGCAACGGCATCACTTAACGCCGCTATCGAAGGACAGGGCGAAGCACTCAAAGAAGTTGCAAAAGATGTAGGTGCGAAAATTCCTGAAGGCTATGACGAAGCTATCCAAGAGGGTGGGGACGCCGCCGTCCAGGCTATGCAGGAAATGCTTTCAAGCATCTCGGATGCAACCGGTGAAGCTGAAGAAGCCGGGCGCACAGCTGGCGAAACGGTCGGCGATGAGACTGCAACTGCAATCGAAGACAAGGGCGGAGACGTACAGGACGCAGGCGAAAGCATCGCGGAACAGGGTGCGCAGGGCGCAGAGAGCAAGTCAGGGGAGTTTCAGTCCGCCGGTAGCACGGACGGCGAAAGCTTCGTTGAGGGCGTCAATTCTCAGCAAGGTGCGGCACAATCTGCCGGTTCATCTCTTGCACAGGCGGCACAGGCTGGCGCATCTGGTGGTTCTCTGTATGGCGTTGGCGTACAGCTTGCCTCTGGTATGGCGTCCGGTATCCTGTCACAGGCGTCAAGCATAGCAAGCGCGGCGGCGTCACTGGTATCGCAGGCCATTAGTGCGGCGAAAAACGCGGCGGCTATCCATTCACCATCCAGAAGAATGCGCGATGAAGTCGGCAAGATGCTCGGCAAAGGTACGGCGGTCGGAATTAAGTTATCCACTAAGGAAACAATGGACGCCGCCGAAGAGCAGATGAACCAGACGCTTGCAAGCCTCGCGGGATGGCTTAAGCGAAACAAAAAGAAAATCGGTAGCACGGGCGAACAGTGGTCCGCTGATATCGCTTATGCTTGGCGGTCGCTTGCCAACCGTGAAATTAGTAGCGGGTTCGGCGTCTCGAAGAGCAAAACGACCGGCTCTGGAAAGAACCAGAAGACCGAAAAGAAGAGCACGGAAGAGTACTACAGCGACATCATGAAGATGGCGAAAAAGTATCTCGATAATGTCAGCGCACTTTATACCGTCTCGGAACAGGACGAACTTGAGTATTGGCAGAGCGTCAAGAAGAGCCTGAAGACCGGCACGCAGGCATGGTATGACGCCTCCGACAAGATTAAGTCCCTCCGGGAAAAACTTAGTAAGGAAGCCAAAGAGGCGAAAAAGGACGCAAAGCAAGCCGCCATTGAAGCCCGCGAGGCTATCGTTGAAAACGCGGAAAAGCGCGTTGAGGCACTGCGCAAAGCCGGTAAGATAGGCGTGCAGACGGAAATTAAGTACTGGCAGGAGATAAAGAAACAGCTTGCGAAAGGCACGAAGCAGTACAAGGAAGTTGCCGACAAGATAAAAGAACTTAAAAAAGAGATTGGTACAATCGGCGCGGCTAACAACTTACTGTCAAATTATCAGACGTATTATGACATCAGTCTGAAAGCCGAAATGCAGTACTGGAACGAAATCCGCAAGCACTACAAAGCGGGGACGGCGGAACGTATCGAGGCAGACCGCAATTTCTTCGAGGCGAAAGAAGCACTCAACGAAAAGCTGAAAGAACTTGAAGACGATTATGCCGACAAGATTCAAGATGCCAACAAGAAATATGAGGACGCTTTCGAGGCGCGGAAAGAATCCATCAAGTCCGCATATGACTTGTTTGATTACTTTGAGTCATCCTCTGCAACCGGTCAGGAACTACTTTTTAACATCCAGACGCAAGCGGCGGGGTACAAGGAATGGAGCAAGTCCATTGATGAACTTCAGCGGCGCGGCATCTTCTCGGATGCTCTGATGGATGAATTGACGGAGAAAGGTCCGCAGAGCATAGCCGCCATTAAAGCCCTGTTGATGCTGTCGAACGAAGAGTTGAGAGCCTACCAGAAGGCTTATGACGAAAAGGAAGAAGCGGCGGCGGAACAGGCCCGGAAAGATACTGCGGATGTCAAAGAAGAAGTCAAAAAAGAAATCAAAGCACTCAAAGAGCAAAGGAAGAAAGACCTTAGCGAAATTAATAAGGCGATTCCTGCGGACCTAAAGGTGTTAAGTGAGAATATCAAAAAATTCTCCGAAGACCAGACGGACGCGCTTGTTGCCGCGTTCGACTCCACCGGCGCGAAGACTGCGGCGGGCATTGGCGCAAATGTCGCGAAGGCTCTGCTTGATGCTATGGGACTGACCGGTAATGACGGTTTTGAAATTGCGAAGCGCGTCAATGAAGCGGTTAAGGGCGGTGCGAAGGGTAGCCTCGATAATATCGTTGCGGAGGTTACGGATAACTACGGACTCGAAAAGAAAGCAAAAGAGCAGGAGAGGAAGCTAGAGGCGGCACAGAATCAAGTTACAACCGCCTACAATGCAAGGGAGAAAGCGTTTAATACTCTCAGTAAAGCACAGGACGCTTTAAATAAAAAGAAGATAGCTTTAGACAACGCAAAGGCCAACCGGGCAGATGTTTACGCCAACAAGAAATCAACCGCAAAGCAGAAGAGTTCTGCGGATAATGCCTTGAAGAAAGCACAGGACGCTTATAACAAGGCGGCTGACTCATTGAAGACGGCTAAAGCGGCGTATAAGACGGCAAACACGACACTCGCGCAAAAGCAGGCGACCCTTAACGCGCTGAATAAAGCAGGCTACCGGACAGGCACGAAGCGGATCGGTTCTGATGGCCTCATCTGGATGGATGAGGAGCTAGGCAATGGCGCGCCTGAAATGATTGTTCGGAAGTCCGACAATGCCATTCTGACGCGGGCGCAGGCATCTGACGCCATTATTCCGGCAAACCTCGTTAACAACCTGTTCAAGTGGGGTGCTATTGACCCGGCAACGATGAACGTTGCAAGCATGGCGGCATTAAATATGCGGCTTGCGGAAGGCTACCAGCAGATGGCGCGGTCCAGTAGCATGGAGCGGGACAAGCTTGATGAGATGTTAGCACTTATGAATCAGTTTATGCCGTACCTGTCGGAGCGGATGACCGTCCCAATTCAGTCGCGGAAGGCGGTCAGCGTTATGTCGGATGATATCAGTAGGGACATGGCGGCAAGGGCAAGGAGGCGGAGATAATGACAATAAACGGACATGACGCACTGCAAGAGTTCGGTGCACGTCAGCATCATGTTAAGTTTGGTTTTCACAAAGTAAACAATGGGTCGGAATGGATACGTGGAGCCATCCGGCCCAATTTTCAAAACTCTTGGATAGAGTGGAAAACCTTCTCAATTGACTACTATATACATGGGGACGGCTGGAACGACATCCGCGAGAAAACATCGAGGTTGCTCGGTTTGCTTCTTGAACCTGCGGAAATGGAACTTGACGGCATTGACCATATGTTTCATGCCGTGATGACCAATTACAGCGTGAATGAGGTTGTTCTCCGCAGAAAGCACAAAGTAACCATTGATTTTCAGGGGTACGAATACGGGCAGACGGTGAGCAAGGCAGGAACCGGCACGGTCACCGTTACGAATCCCGGAACGATGTTATCTCCGCTTCGTCTGGAGATTACGCCAAATGCATCCGCTTCTAATGTCATTATCTCCGGTGCGTGCCGGGACATCCGAACGGGTGAAGACTTGCCGATTACGCTCGGAACCATGACAAAGGACCGGCTAATTGTTCTGGATGGCATAACGGGCATCTTCTCAGAGGCCGGCGCGTTGAAGTCGGACATAACAATTCAGACCTTGCCTGCCATCATGCCGGGCGTAACTGAGATAGCCGGGAGCAACCTAAACATGAGTATCAAAGCAATAGTCAAACCATTATATATGTGAGGCACTATGCTAAGACTATTAAATAAGAACAAACAGTTTGTGAAAGAGCTAACGGACTACAGGGAACCGCAGGTTGAAAGCGAACTTCAGACGGGTGATGGGACGCTTTCGTTTTATTATCTTGGGACGGATGACATCCCGAACGAATACTACATTGAAACCGACCAGGCGCGCTATGTGGTGAAGGAAGCACAGCCGGATGAGGACGGTTGTTTATACCATGCACAGCTTGACCTTGAAGAGCTTCAGGGCGTTGTTTATAAGCGGTTTACCTCGCGAGGCGGGACGATAAGCGCGGCGGCACAATCCGCACTGGCGGACACAGGCTGGACGGTTTCAACGGACATCACGAGCAACCGAAACGTTCAAAAATTCAAAGTCACTCCGTTAGAAATCATCTACGCTATCCGTGATGCTTGGATGTGCGAAGTCAGCTTTGACAACCTGAACCGGGTTGTTACCTTCCGGGACAAGCTCGGTGATGACAAGGGCGTTTATTTTATGCGCGGTTTGAACCTCCGTCAGGCATCCATGACGCGGGACAGCTATGATTTTATTACGCGCTTGATTCCATACGGCGCGGATGAATTAACAGTTGCAAGCGTCAACG